AAAACGTGAAGCGCAACAACAAGCAGCTATGGAACAACAAATGTTAATGGCACAACAACAACAAGCGCAAACAGGCAAAATGCAGGCAGAAGCAGCTAAAGCTGTTGCAGACCCAGATGTACAAGATGTTATGTCTGAAGCTACTGCACAAGCAGAACAGGAATTAATGTAATGGCAAAAAAAGGTTTATATTATAATATTAATAAAAGAAAAAAATCAGGCACAAGTAGAAGTAAAAAAAATAGCACTATTACTGCCAAAAATTATGACAACATGAAAAAGGGGTTTCCTAAAATTGGAACAAAGGCATAATGTCAAAAAACAATATTAGTCAATTAGAAGAATTGCACCAAGAACACACTGAACTTGTAAATAATTATAAACAGTGTTTTACATCACCTGCGGGTGAAGAAGTGTTAAAAGACTTAGAAGCAGCGTATGGTAATAAAATTAGTTTTTCTAAAGACCCATATGAAACTGCATTTAAGGAAGGACAGCGTAGCCTTTTTCTACGCATTAAATCAATGACCAAAGAGAGGAAAGAATAAATATGTCAGATAACGCAGAGGCCGTTACCACCGAAGAACAGGTAACTCAAGATACTACGGTACTTGGGTCTGAAGGAGTGGGCGATAACCTAGATTGGAAATCAACCCTACCTGACGACTTAAAAAATGACCCAACTTTGTCAAACTTTAAAGATATTGAAAGTCTTGCCAAAACTGTAGTACATCAACAAAAACAAATGGGTAATCGTATTCCTATCCCTAAAGATGAGGAAGGTTTTAATGAATTGTACGGTAAACTGGGTAGACCAGATGAGCCTGCAGCTTATGAAACAAAAGTACCTGATGATATGGCAGAATATTTTGGTGAGCCACAACTTAATGAATTTAAGAATGTTGCACATAAAATAGGTTTAAATCAATCACAAGTAGATGCTTTGATTAATTATCAAACTGGTGCTATTCAACACCAATTAGAAAACGAACCTGCAATGCTTTCTGCACAAAAAGAAGAAACGGAAACAGCATTGAAACAGGATTGGGGTCTTGATTACAGTAAAAACATGAAAGCTGCACAACGCGCTTTACAAGTTTATGGTGATCAAGAAATTATGGATTTAATGAATACATCCGCAGGTAACCACCCTGCAGTAGTTAAATTGTTTGCACGTTTAGGTGCTGAAGTAACTGAAGATATGACGCAAAATACTCAGAATAATACTTTAGCTGCCAATAGATTAGACGCGCAAGATGAAATTAATAGCGTATATAACAACCCTACCCACGCATACTTTGATCAGAAAAATCCTGAACACAAAGTAGCTGTAGAGCGTATGCGACAGCTAATGGAAAAAGTGCATGGTAATTAGTAAGTTATATGGTATATTAAAACGAATACAACACATAGGCCCGTAGGATAACCTAAGTTGTTCGGTGTGATACCGTAAAATCCGTTTGACAGTGCGTTTACTGTAAGGTTTCCCTGAAAAGGATAAAAACCGATTAATGTTAAACTTAAACTAAAGGAGGCACACTATGTCAGTGCAAATAACTACGGCTTTTGTAGAACAATACAAAAGTAACGTGTTCCATTTGGCACAGCAAAAAGGCTCACGTTTAAGGGATGCGGTTAGATCGGAAACGGTTACAGGAAAATCGCACTTCTTTGAGCGAATAGGGTCTGTTGCTGCAGAGAAGCGTACATCGCGACACTCTGACACACCTAGAATGGACACACCCCATAGTAGACGGAAAGTTACTATGGACGACTACGACTGGGCGGACTTGATTGATCAGGAAGATAAGGTAAGAATGCTTATTTCCCCTCAATCAGAATATGCTATGGCAGGCGCTTGGGCGATGGGTAGAGCAATGGATGATTCAATTATTGCTGCTGCAACAGGTACATCATACGGTGGTGTATCAGGCGGCACTTCAGTTGCATTACCATCAACTCAAAAAATCGTTCACGGTTCTGCAGGGCTAACTCTGGATAAACTCATTGAAGCTAAAGAAAAACTTGATGCTAATGATGTTGACCCAGATGAAGCAAGGTATATGATCGTAACTAGCAAACAAATGTCTAACTTGTTAAATCTTGAAAAAGTTACTTCTTCAGATTACGCAAGTATTAAGGCGTTAGTACAAGGCCAAATTGATACGTACTTAGGATTTAAATTCCTAAGAACTGAAAGACTAGGGCTTGATTCTAACTCTGACAGACAAGTGTTGGCTTTTTGCCAGTCTGGTATTGGGCTTGCTGTAGGTTCTGATGTTTCTACAAGAATATCTGAACGAGCAGACAAGAATTACGCAACACAGGTATTTCTATCTATGACAATCGGCGCTACGAGAGTAGAAGACGAAAAAGTAGTAGAAATTGCTTGCAACGAATAAGGGAGGGTTAAAACATGGCTACTGTATACTCAGCACAGAAGACCAGTTGGAGTCAAAATAACCCAACTGATAAGATTAAAACAAATGAACTAGCAGGACGAGTTAGAATTGCTTACGCTACTTATGAAGCGTCTGCACTTTCAATTGGTGATGTTGTTGAAATGTTTAATCTGCCAAACGGCGCGAGAATTGTAAGTGGTTCTATTGCACATGATGCACTAGGTTCATCTACTACTCTAGCTGTAGGCTACGCAGCGCATACTAATGCAGCAGGAACAGCAGTTTCAGCTTCAGCAGCAGCGTACAAAGCGGCAGCTTCATCTGCATCAGCAGGTAAATCTGACATTTGTGCAACTATTGCTTTAGGTCACGGAACTGAAGTTGACGCTAATGCAGATGGTTTGCCTGTGGCAATAACTTTAGCAGGCGCGGCTGCAACGGGTACTATTGTACTTACGATGCAGTATGTAACTGACTAAGTAATAATTAGGATGGGGGGATAAAACCCCCCGTTCTTTTATATAAAGGAATTTGAATGGCAACAGACGTATCTATATGTAGTAACGCTTTAAGACGGTTAGGTGATGCACCTATTACAAGTCTTACAGATGATACTGAAAGAGCGCGTTTGTGTAATGCCTTTTTTACAGATGCCCGTGATCATGTATTGCGTGCGCATCCATTTAATTTTGCAATAACTAGAGCAAGTTTAGCTAGGCTATCTTCTGCTCCTGCATATGGTTACAATCATATGTACGCATTACCAACAGACCCATATTGTTTACGTGTGTTGGAAATGGAACACCCCGATTATATATTTAAAATAGAAAATGATGCAACAAGTGGCAGGGTCTTGCTTACAGATGAAAGCACGGCAAAGATTTTGTATATTGCCCGTGTTACTGACCCAACGTTATTTGATGCTATGTTTGTAGAAACCTTAACATCTAAGTTGGCTGTAGATTTAGCGTATGCAATAACAGGAAGCGCGCAACTACAGGCTCAGATGGAAAAAATGTATCAAGCCAAACTATCTGAAGCCCGTAGTGTTGATGGTCAAGAAGGATTTATTGATGACCTTGTATCTAACACATTTACGGACTTTAGAAAATAATGGCGAGAGTACACCCTTTTCAATCAAATTTTACAGCAGGCGAACTTACACCAAAGTTAGCAGGGCAAATTGATTTTAAAAAATATGCTAACGGATTAGAGTTGTTACAAAATATGACTGTATTTCCGCAGGGAGGTGCAGCACGTAGATATGGCACTAGATTTGTTGGGCCTGTAAAAGACAGCACAAAAACAGTAAGATTAATACCTTTTGAATTTAACGTAGAACAAAGCTATTGCCTTGAATTTGGTGATCAATACATACGTTTTTACAAAGATAACGGTATTATTACAGAAAATGACAAAACAATAACAGGTATAACAAAAGCAAATCCTGCAGTAGTTACAGCATCTAGCCATGGTTATTCTAATGGCAATGAAGTTATAATAACACTTGTTGGAGGTATGACAGAAATAAACGGCAAACGTTATAAAGTAGCTAATAAAACTACTAACACGTTTGAACTACAAGACTTGGATGGAAATAATATAAACAGCACTGCTTATACAACGTATACTAGCGGTGGTGATGCGAACAAAATTTATGAGATTTCTACTAGCATCACCGAAAGTATGTTGTATGAAATACAATACACACAATCTGCAGATATTATGTACATTGTGCATGAAACAATATCACCACAAAAATTAACAAGAACAGGGCATTCATCATGGTCTATTGGTAATGAAACATTTACAAATGGCCCATTTTTAGATGATGGCACAACAGCAGCTTGGAGTGGAAGCAACGGGTATCCGCGTACAGTATCTTTTTATGAACAACGTTTAGTATTTGGTGGTTCAACTGCATATCCACAAACTATATGGGCATCACAATCAGGTTTATATACAAATTTTGATGTAGGCAGTGGTGATGCTGCAGATGCTTTTATTTATACAATTGCAGCAAACAGAGTAAACGTAATTAGATGGTTAGCACCTGCCCGTGATCTTGTTGTAGGTACAGCAGGCGGTGAATTTAAAGTAGGTAGACCAACAGGTGAACCTTTAAAACCAGACAATGTAACAATTACACAACAAACTACTTACGGTGGATGGACAACAGAACCAATACAAGTAGGTAACGTTATTTTGTTTGTACAAAAAGAAAGAAAAAAAATAAGAGAATTTGCGTATCAATTTGAAGATGATGCGTATTCAGCACCAGATATGTGTTTATTAGCAGAACATATTACTGGCACAGGCATTAAAGATGTTACATATGCGCAAGAACCTGAAAGTATTTATTGGGCTGTGCGTGATGATGGTATGTTATTAGGTATGACATATAAACGTGAAGAAGATGTTATTGCATGGCATAGACATATACTTGGCGGTTACATACAACATAGTATTGATACATCTTCAGCATTAGTAGCTTATACATCTGACTCTGACCAAAATGGGTATTTTACTATTTCAGCCCATGGTTATGTAACAGGCGACCCAATTATATATGACAATAATGGGAATGCAGACATTGGCGGTCTAATAAATGGTACAACGTACTATGTTATAAAAATAGACGCTAACACAATAGAATTAGCTAGAACATATAAACAAGCTGTAGATAGAACCGTACATCAAATAGGCACAGGTTCAGGAACACATATTATTAAAAATCATGCAAAAGTTAAATCTATTGCGTCATTTCCAGTAGGTGATACAACGGAAGTTTGGACTGTTGTTGAAAGAACAATTAACGGCACAAAAAAACAATATGTTGAATACTTAGACCCAACGCTAAATATGGACTCTACATTAAACGGATTAGTAAACGGAACATCAGGTACACTAACAAACTTAGATCATTTAGAAGGTCAAACAGTACAAGTGTTAGTAGGTGATGCTGTATACCCAGATCAAACAGTTACTAATGGTCAAATTACAGTAACGTTGCCATCTACTTCAGGATTTCAAAACGTAGAAATAGGCCTAGGATATGTTAGCAAAATGACTACTATGCGTATTGAGGCAGGCGCACAAGCAGGGTCAGCGCAAAACAGGCCTAAAAGGTGGAATGAAGTGGCAGTAAGATTATTTGAAACAGTAGGTGTAACAATTAACGATGATCAAGTACCGTTTAGATCATCTTCTACACCCGTTGGGCAAAACATACCCCCATTTACAGGTGATAAACGTGTAACAAATACTGGATGGGATAGAGAAGGTAAAATTACAATTGAACAAACACAACCCTTACCAATGACGGTTCTTGGTATAACTGGAACGTTGGTGACAAGTGATTAGAGGAGGATACTAAAATGGCATGGTGGGTAATTCCTGCAATGGTTGCTTCAACCGCAGTTACGGTTATGGGTATCCAACAGCAGAAGAAAAATTTAAAAGCTAATGCTGCGTGGAATAAATATGAAAATGAATTAAATTTTAATTACGAAAAACAAAAACGTTTAACAGATGAAAAAAAACGTATGAGTTTAGCACGTGCTGTAGGCGGAGCATCAGGCGCACAAATGTTTACAGGTAGTAGTTTAATTGTTGCAAACGCAGATATAGAAGAATTTGAAACAGATATGTGGTATTTAGAAAAAGGATTATGGGCTAAAACACAAGCAGGTGATTCTGCGCTAGCAGGTGAAATAGCTAATGCTAATTTTGCTATAGGGCAATCATTGTTTAATACAGCAGCAAGTGCAGGCTCATATAAAGCAAATATGGATAATGCTGCAAAATATGGGACTAAAGTATAATGAAGATACCTAGATATACAGGCAATGTAGGCAGCGCACCAATACAAAGCGGTAGAACGCTTACTACAGGTGTAGGCAGCGCACAAGGCATGGTTAATCTAGGCCAAAGCATGTTAGATGCTGTATCAACATTTGCAACGCAAAAAGTAGAACATGTTGCAAGACAACGTGATCAAGAGATTTTAGATTTAGCTACGTCTGCTGAAGGCGATAGTATGATGAGAGCCAACGATTTTAACTTTGGTTTAGAAACACGTAAAGATTACAAAAAGTTTTTACCTGAATATGAAAAAGATTGGAAAGCACATACTGCAAAAATAAAAAAAGATAAATTTACAACAGATGGTGTATTTGATGAATACGCATGGAGCAGGTACGAACCTCACCATAACAAAGTATTTATGGAGGGTAAGATTAATGTTCAAGGACATATTAGTAAAACTAGAAATGCCCAATCTATAACAGCATACAATACTAATTATAATCAAACAGAATTATCAATAGATAGGTCTACATCAGTAGCACAACTTACAGGTAACTGGGAAGATTGGGTTAACACAAAATATACTCCCTACAAAGGTCTTGCTACTTTTGATCAAGGAACATTAGACACTGGTTATGATGCTTTATTAGGTAAAGTTAACAATCAAATGATGTTGTTACAATCAGGTGAAAATAGTAAAATTCCTGTCTATAAAAATCCAAACGGTGTCACAACTACAGACTGGTCTAAAGTAGCTGAAAAGGCTGCAGACCCAACTGTAGAAATGTTTGATGTAGATGGTAAACCACTTACTGTAGATGACCCTGCTAGAGCAGCATTTATTAAAGATGCTAGAGTAAAATCTAATGAACAAGATACATTTGATACAAACCAAATTACTGTAAATCAAAAAGCAGATAACAATGCTTTTAACAATAGATTAATAGGCATTTATCAAGGTAAACAAGATTCTACATTTTTATCAGATTTAGAAGCTAATACGACATTAGAAGGCACAACAAAGAAAACATTAGCATCTGCATATAGCACTGCACTATCTTCACTTAATACTGCAACTAAATATTGGGATACGCCAGATGGTATAAAAACAGATGGTATTCTTACAGCTATGGTTTTAAGTAAAGCTATTGATACAGAGGAAGAAAAAGATGTAATAATAGCGGCTGCTGCAAACGGTAGATTAAAACCTGAACGTGCTACAGCACTTATTTCACAAGTTGAAAAATTCCAAAAAGATGCAAATTCAAACAAAATTCTTATGTATAAAAATGCAGTTAGAGTTGTTATGAAAGAAGCAGGTGCGCCACCTGATATTTTAAGTCAATTAGATAGTATGCAAAATCTTAGTGGTGAAAATGTAGCTGCACAAATATCTAATATTATAGGTTCTAATATGGATATGACAGCATATACGGCTGTTAATAATTTAACACGTTTAATTGCTGAAGGTGAGAAAAAAGGCATATCTATGTTCAATATGCTTATGAACCCAAACAGCCCTGATTACTTAATTAATGATCTTGCGCAAGTTTACAAAGATCAAGTAAAAGCAGATAAAATTAAAAACTATGAACAAAAAGCACAAGGTACAGGTGCATATATATTTGAAGATGACAAAATGGGTAATTACAGAATAGACCCTGTAGGATGGGCAAATTATGTAAATAGTAACGGTGTAGCTAGAGGTTCACAAAATAATACAATAGTGCCGCCTAGAGGTGAAAATGAAGATATTAATACGTATTTACTAAGATTACAAACATGGAATATTAAACAAGCAGGCTCTAATACTGGGCAACCTTCATTCCTACGAAGCGATGTAATAGGCGGTGAAAGTTCACAAAGTATGATAGTCTTGCCTAATGGGAATTAATAATGGCTGTTGGCATAACTGCATCACAACTTAAATTAGCAGGATTTGATGATGAATCAATTATTGGTCATATTAATGATCAACGTCCATTGCTTATACAAGCAGGGTTTTCTAATAATCAAATAGATAAATTTTACGGTATTGAGCGTACAACAATAGAACCGTTAGTAGACAGTGATCTTAGCAGTAATACTTATGCTGCTAATACAGAAAGCAACAATACAACTGCCTCAAACGATGTAAGCACTACTTGGGCAGAAAAAAACGCTAAAAAAGATGGTTCAACTGCTACAAACTTTACAGAAGTTAATAAAAATAACAATGAGATAAGCACAGCACCTATTAAAAATGGTGACACTGTTAACCTAGATACAACAAATATATTAACAATGACAGATCAGGTTATTAAAAAACCTGACTCAATTGCATTTGGTAAAACACCTGACTACAACGAACAACTTTTTGCCACAATAGCTGAAGAACAAGCTGCTATTGCTGCTAGAGAAGCAGACATGAAAGCAAAAGGTTTAATTTATTATGATCAATTAGATGATGGACAAAAAAAGTTAGTAAACAGAAATCCTAATTATTTAGTCACAATTGATGGCAAAAAATATAAATCTATAAGAAGGCCAAAAGAAGACGCTAAACTGCCAATACTTAACACTACAGTTACTACTGGCCCTGCTAGTATGCTTATTTTAAATTCAATAAAAAACACACAAAATTTAGAAGATGATGATTTAGGAACAATAAACGAATTCTTATCATTTATATCTGGTATGGAGTCTAGTAACAGAAACATACAAAACGAAACAAATACTAAAACTGGTGTATTTCAAATTGGTAGAGAAGAAATAACAGAATTACTTAATTACTATGGAAATATAGCTAAAGCACAAAACCCTGATTTTAAAATGCCTAAGTCATTAGAGGCAGCATACACACATAAAGATGCAGGTAAATTATCTTTAGATGCTCAACGTGCATTGGCATTAACTAAACTAATGATGAACCCTGAAGCCCAAGCATACATATTAAAAGGTGCTAGAGGTGATAAGGATGCGCTAACAGAGTTATATACAAAATATTATAACCCACCAAAGGTTATAGACAATTCTGCACGTATAGCTGAGATTAATGCTAGACGCGTTGAAATAGAAGAAGAAATGAAAAATGTAGATGTTGGCATAAAAGACTTTGTAGAGTCTGGTGGATTATTTAATGCTGACCCTAATGAATTTAAAAATCTTGATTTTGAAAACAGAACAATGGACATGTTTTTAAATGAATTAGATGAATTAACATTAGAAATGGATGCTCTAACAGGCGTAAATAGGGATACAGACGCTTTTAATGCACGTGTAGATGAATACATGGGTGCGTGGAATACTCTTAAATATGAGTATGAATTACCACAATTAGCAACATGGGGTGGTGACATACTAACACCTGATGAAGATGATTGGGCTATTACTAAATTTATGAAAGACAGTTGGGCAGGCCGTAAGTTTGTTAAATATACAGGCGGTGCAGGTGATAAAAACGTATTTGGCGCAGGATATTCAATGTCCACAATGGGTCTAATACAAGCATATCACACAGCAGTTACAGAAGATGGTGTAGACCCGCAAGCAGCATATGAACAAATATTTATGCACCAAGCACAAAACTTTCCACAAGAAATAATACAAAGTGCCATAACACTGACAGCCGATCTGCCCATGATGGGTCTTGGATTTGCAGGCGGAATTGGTACAGGATTAACATTAACAGCAGTTACAGGAGGTGCAGCAGCGCCCGCAACACCTTTTATTGCATTAGGGTTTTCTTTTGGATTACCTGAAACAGTACGTGATGTGTATATGCGTGCAATGTTAAATGGTGAGGTAAATGATTTTGATGAATTGTTAGATGAAATTATGCGTGTTCAATCGCTAAAAACATTTGGTAAATATACAACAGTTGGTGCAGCTACATATGGTACAGGTAAAGCTATTAAAGCAGTAGGAGGTGGACGTAAAACACAAATGGCAGGTGAAGTTGGTACATTAGTTACCTTATCATCTGTATTAGAAGGTCAAGTACCTACTAGAAAAGATTTTGCGCATGCTGCTGTATTAATTTTTGGATTACACGGTGCAGCAGGTGGTATTAACAAATTGTATCATGTGTACAAAAAATATGGCGTACATCCACGTGATATGCAAACATTGTCCCAAAGAAGGGAAGACGTAAAAACTGATCTATTAGACCCTGATATTATAGAGCCAAGAGCATTGGCAGAGTTAAACGATGCGTTTATTGCAGGTTTAGAAAAAGAAGCAGGCATCAAACTTGTAGAACCACCTAAATTTGAGCCAAACACTAAAGTAGCTATAGAACCGTCTGGTTCACGTGAGGCTACT